ACCAACTTGAGCAGAAATATTTGGCTGAGTTAATCGAATAATCGAACTTGCAGCAACTGGTTCTTTAATCGCCTCATGATCAAAATAATATTTTGGTGATTTGGACAACAAGAATATATATTCATGTGCTTTGGTGCATCTGTCGGTAACTGATTCCGGCATTGGATTTGGCTTATGCCAAATAATATCCTGCCGTAAATACCAACCATCTGCTTGCAGAGCAAAAGCAACACGCCATGGGATGCCGATTAGGTCTTTGGGTTTACAATCAGGCGTTTTACTTTTTATCAAATTTCCGATGATTGTTCCGGCGCTTGTTGCTTGTTTTGATTGCAAATCAACGTTTGGTGACCCATCTCCATTTCTCCCTTTTCCACTTCCAGCATAGCTGTCACCAAGATTTAACCAAAGAGTTCCATCATCCCGCAAAACACGGCGCACTTCTCGAAAAACATTGACCAACTCTGACACAAATTCATCTGGTGTTGGCTCAAGCCCCATTTGTCCTGCATGGCCGTAGTCTCGCAATCCGAAATACGGCGGAGATGTAACGCATGTATGCACTGACTGATCTGGCAATGTTTTTAAAACATCGCGGCAGTCTCCATTAAGTATTTTTATTGTCATCTTCTATCTCACATTCGCAGTGCCACATGAGCACTGAATAAATTGACCATTCGCAGATAAACATCCAGCCTTGTTTAAGACGCATTTCAATCTGCGAATAGGGAACATTGCGGTATAGACCTTCGCGGGTCATAGCAATCCCCAACCTGTTATCCGTTTAATGGTTTATAATAAGTGAAATCAAAAACAAGTTTTTCATTTTCATATTTTCGATAACACCAAAATGAATTATATTGCCAACCTTTAATTATCATTTCTCTCTCTCAATTAAATATTGATCATAAAACATCCTAAGAGGCTTCAGAATCGTATCCATAAACGATTTGTCATATTTCACCGTCTCAAGTGATTCGCCCCGTGGTGCCCATTGATAAAAATCGCACCATGTCCGACCCATAATGTGCATTTGTAATTGCACCTGAGCATAATAATGCGTCTGCTGCTGCGCCGTTTTAAATTTAGGATCAGCCGAAGATCGCAATCCAAACGGACATTTGACCTCAATCAATCCATTGTTTTCAAGCAAACCGTCTGGGCTGCATCCCAGCCAATCCTCAAAAGTAAAAAATCCGCACTTTTGCACACGATTGCCCGTTTTTAATTCATATTGTTGAATGGCACCATCTTCATTAAATACGCCCCATTCAGTCGCAGCATTGCCAGTAAATTCATTTGGCAATCCTTTATATTCATTGACCATCCGGCGCATAACGTCGGACGGTTTTTGAAATGGTGACAATCCCAATATGCCACCAACCGCTGAGGCAGTAATTCTATATTTCCGTGCAGAATACCACTCTGGCGATCTTTGTTCCATTATTCATCCATTTAAAAGAGAAAACTCAGGGCGGCAATAAATTATAAAATCTATCACCGCCCTTACGTTGGAATGTTCACATCAGTAAGTCCACACAAACCGGTGCATGATATTCCACTTCATTATACTGTTGTAAAACAGTCTTTAATGTTAGTTACGAGGAAGGCTAACATTAAAAATTAGTCAGATTATTTTATGCGCCATCTGACCATTGGCGCATTTGCTCAACCCTCAAAAAGGAATATCGTCGTCAACAGGCTTTGCCTTCTTTGGTGCGGCGGCAGGAACATCAACCTTGCCAACTTTGGGCGAGACTGAAGCAATCCAGTTGCCAGAGGATTTATCGCCTTTGTCGTTTTTCATCTCCCAAATCTTCGTCAAAATAATCATGGGCTTATTGGTAAATGCACCAAGTGATTCGTCCGTAGGCGCACGACCCGCAGCCTTCAACTTTCCGCCTGTATTCGCGTCAATGGCTGACAACATTTTTAACGCCGTATCACGCTTTTTAGCGGGGTCTTTAGCGCGTGGGTCAGGATGCGTTGAAAACACCCACAATTTCTGAAACACCTTGCGGTTTTTATATTCAACAGGCTGCAATGCAGACCAGCGAAGCGAAACAAACTTATTTCCTTCACGATCCGTGTCGATCTTAGCTTCATCAATCACAGCTACAAGGCTCGTATTGTTTGGAATAGGATCAAGATTTCCGCCCTCCATTTCAAACGAAGTTGTAGATTGTACTTCTTCGCCTGTGCTCAATTCCCAGAAATCACTCATTTTCTTCCCCTCACTTCAAAACTGAAATATAATCAACAAGCGGATTTTTGCCCGCCTCAACAATCAATGGCTCCGTAATGCCATAACGGTTTTTGCTCACATTAGCCGCAGTTGCATATGCAATCAGAACACGAGTTCCGTCCGAAATAGCCTTTTTGCGTTCTCCATCACCTGTTGTGAATGTTTCCAGCTTCAAAAAGCCAACAAGATCAACATCATCCACATACGCGGGCATTGATTTATCGTGCATACGCAAGGTATATCGCATATATGCGTCATCATCTGGCGGCTCAATGCGGCTGGTTTCAGCGTGGGCAATGAATACCGTGTGCATACCCTTACGATCCGCCAGTAAGCCCGCAGCTTTACGCAAACGCTGGTGTAATCCAGACACCGCATCTCGGCCAGCGCCGTAGCCGCCAAGAGCCTGCTGAATGCCACGGGGCTTCTTAGGATCAGTGTCCACTACATACTGAGTGAACATACGTTCCAGCGCCGTCACGCTATCAACTACAAGCGTCTGATAATCATGATCCTCATTTAATAGTGCTTTAACCTGCTCCCAAAGCTGGTCAACGGATGACAATACAGGAAATGCCTCTGGGCGATCTTCCTCTGGAATGGCCTGCAAACCATCCTCGGCGCGAATAAAAATAGGATTAGGAAACGTGGCCGCCAGTGTTGTCTTGCCCATACCGCCGTCACCGCATAACGTAATAATGACTGGCCGATTTTTAGGCTTACTGATATTTGCAAATTCACTCATTGAGTAACTCCTTCTTCTCTCAACGAACTTGACACTAATGGCGTTTCGTTGCATTGTCAACATACGAATTGTCATGAATGGAACATTTTAAATGGAATCTCCCTCAGATATTATCCGTCAGACTTACGACGAGCAGCTTGAGCGAATTAAAATAGCGTTAGCTGACAGGAACTTAGCTAAAGTTGCCAAGCAAACAATGCTGCATGAAAACACGGTTCGATCCATAGCTAATGGGTCAAATAAAATGCCGTCAATTACGACCATTGATGCTTTGGCAGGATATTTATTCAAATGAATTATAAAGATTTTTGGGAGGCGGGCTACCGCGTAATTGGCCTAAACAAAATAATAAAAAACAATTTATGTTCATGCGGACAGGCCGGATGTAAAGCCATCGGCAAGCATCCCATCGCATCAAATTGGCAATACGCGCCCCTTTGGTCTGAGGAGCAGATCGAGACAAAGGAGCAAATGGACCAATTCGCCACCGGATATGGCGTTCTGGTCAAGGGCTTGCTGGTCATTGACGTGGACGCCCGCAATGGCGGCGTTGAGTCTTATCAGCGCCTCATTGAGCAATTTCCCGACATTACAGGCGCGGGCATGATTGTCGAGACAGGATCAGGCGGCGGGTCAAAACACCTTTACTATACCGTGCCCGAAGGTTTAGCGCTGCTCCAACACCTGCCGGACTATAAGGGCATTGACTTTAAGTCATCCGGCTTCGTGGTCGGTCCAGGATCGCTGCACGTCTCAGGCAACCATTATAAATGCGTTTACGGATCGCCCAGCGACATCGAGGCTGCACCTACTGCATTGCTGGATGCACTACGCAAGCCAGAGCGCCACCGCGCTGAATATAACGGCCAGACGTTTGACGTGTCCGCGACCGAACTTGAGGACATGCTGTCCTACATCGACCCAGATGTGGCGCATGAAATCTGGATCAAGTGCGGAATGGCTATTCATCATGCAACGGGCGGGACAGGATTTGCGATCTGGGACGCATGGTCAGCCAAGGGCACGAAATACCCGTCCAGCGAGGAGCTTGCAAAGCGCTGGCACTCGTTCGGCAAGTCTGCCAATCCCGTAACTCTGGGTACGTTGGTTTATTACGCGGAGGCCGCTGGCTGGACGCGGGCGGTGACGTTTGAGCCGAATGAGCCTATGGACTTTCCAGAGGATGATAATGCAGACATTGACATTCGCGGCATCGACTTGAAGCGCCCCCCTGGATTCGTTGGTGAAGTATCCCAGTGGATCCACGACCAATGTTTTTCGTACCGCGAGAATATTGCTGTAGGGGCTGCACTTGTAGCAATGGGAAACATTGTCGGATTAAAATATCGAGAGACAATGCGAAACACTACAGCTAACTTGATTGTTTTTTGCGTGGCAGCCTCTGGCACCGGCAAGGAATCAATTTTGCAAGCTGCAATGAATGTCGTGAAGGTTTCGGGATTAAATAGAGCAGCGCACGGCGCAATTAAGTCGGAGCAGGAAATCGTCCGTAACCTGATTGATCACCAAGCCTCGTTTTATATGATTGACGAAATTGGCTACCTGCTCACCAAGATTAAGAATGCACAGACCAAAGGAACAGCGTCTTATCTTGAAGGCGTAATTGGCATCATAATGTCGATTTATTCCAAAGCGAATGGCGATTTGCTGATTTCAGGTGACGTGCGCAAAGAAATTCGCAAGGGTATTTTGCAAGAAATTGCTCAGATAGAGCGTCAGTTAGAAAATGGCTCTAATCCGATATTTGAACTCAAACTTCAGCAGCGTGAGGCTGCATTAACATCCATCGAGAATGGCATTGTTAATCCATTTATATCGTTGCTTGGCTTTACGACCGATACAAACTTTGACAAAATAGTGGATTATGAAAACACGGCCAATGGTTTTATCGGGCGTAGTTTGATTTTTGCTGAGACAAAGTCTGTCCCCAAAGAGAAAGAAAATTTTGAGCCTCGACCTATGCCAGAGAAAATGCAGAATACGCTGGTTGATCTGTACCAAGCCGGATCGTTCAGCGTCATTCCAAATGACCGCATAGAGAATTACGGGGATAAAATTGAAATACCAACCACAGATGACGGCAAGGCTTTGTTGAAAAAGGTCATGCGGATCATGCACGAGCAAGCCGAATATCATTCGGAAAAGTCTGGCATGGAGGCAATCTGGCTGCGCTCTCGTGAACAAATTGCCAAGGTATCATTTATTCTTGCAGTGCCGGAAGGTATCCGCACAGTTGAGCATATACGCTGGGCTTACGCACTTATTCGTAAAGATATTGAATATAAGATTAATTTGGTTATTGGCAACGACCGCCAGAAGGACGAGCCAAAGACCGCGCTACTGTCCAGTTTGGACAATGTTTTATCAGGCGATGACGGCGAGACGCTTGGCGTCATACTTAACAAATTGCGTAAATATAAAAAGGAGGATGTGGAGGCTGCATTAACCATGTTGGTAGATAGAAAAATGGTTACACTGGAAACAAATATTCACCCCAAACGCAAAATTACAATTAAACGGTACAGGAAAGTTAAGAAATGAGATACGAAGATAGATTTATTCCAGATGTTGTGTGGAAGATTATAACCGATACAAGCGCAAGACGGAGAGTGAAAATTGATCACGTCATGAGTGCATCCAGGTTTCCTGAATTGGTTGAGACGCGGCGGCAAATATCAAGGAAGCTGCGTGAGATTTTAAATGAAGATGGAACAAATGTTTACAGCTATCCAACTATCGGTAAATTCTTTAATAGAGATCACTCAGGAATTTATTATATGCTGCACCCGCAGTGCCGTGGAACAAGGTCAAAAAAATGAAAAACACGCCTATTAAATACAAAAAAAACCCGCCGATTTATTGGGAAATGGAAGTTGGTGATGTTCGCGTTGTTACCCATAAAGAAGCGCTAGCCGCGCATCGGTGGGGGCTTCGACGGGAAATAAAATTCAGTCGAGACAAGCGCCCCCATGAGGGCAAATATTTAATTACGAGGATGTCATAATGAAATTAACTGACGAACAAATTGCTGCAATTAAAATTGATCGACGCCCATTAAAGATCGTTGCCCATGATTACAGCATCTCGCAATCTTACGCCCAAAAAATTCGTGGCGGTAAGGAAATTCCGCAATATGCTGAGACCATGAAACGCCTTAAGGAATTGGAATATCAGGTGTCGCGCATTAAGGAATTAGAGTATCGGATTAAGATATTAGAGGGGAAGGTATGACCGACGCCACAAAGCACGATGGTGATAAACCGCGCCTTGATTTGCTGGATAGATGTTTCCTAGAAGAAACAGCGCTCGTGCTTGGCTTTGGGGCTGATAAGTATGCGCCACACAATTATAAAAAAGGCCTGGCTTATACCAGGCTAATAGCAGCAGCTATGCGGCACATTGTGGCTTTTAATGATGGCGAGGATGTTGATCCAGAAAGCGGATTGTCACATCTCGCCCATGCCGCATGTTGCCTGCAATTTTTAATGTGGATGAAAAAAAATCGTACCGATATGGATGATAGGCACTTGACGCTAATCTAAGGATGTGCGATAAAGATGACGTTGCAGCGGGGGCTGCACTAAATGGAGAATGTAAAATGGTTTACTCATATGAAACAGTTATTCTTCTGGATGGACAAGAAATTGATGTCTCCGTTGAATATCGTGCAGACAAGCCATACGACCAGACATGGGATGAGCCAGCATATGCTGGAGAGGTTTATTCTGTATCAATGCGGATTGGCAATGTTTCAGTTACCGGACCACTAATGGACATCCTTTTCGATAATCTCGACCATGAATATATGATCGACCAAGCATTTGGGGGGCGCTAATATGTTGCAACATAAAATAGCATTTACATCTACCGGAACAATCAGGGCAGAGTTCGGAAGAATTTCGCAGGCGTCATTTTTGGAAATTACTAATCCTGCTTACAAAAAAGATGAAGACCCAGTGACAATTTTCTTCCCATTAGAATATGCCGATAAACTTGAGCGCATCGCCGCTGCAATCAATGAAATCATGGGGGAAACCCCATGAATACCATCATCGAGGGGTTTTGCGTTCTAGGGTTTTTTTCGGCGGGTTATTTATTTATTGCATTGTATGCCCGCCAGAGCCAACACATAAACATCACACGGAGACACATTATGCCCGTATCAATAGATAAAACTTATAAAACCCAGTGCGGCGACGATGTTAAAATTTACGCCATTTATGAAGATCAGGAATATGAAACTGTTCATGGCGCAATATCTAAAAACGGTGAATGGATTTCAACGTGTTGGAGAAAAGACGGAAGGTTTGATACGTTTATTTTTCTGAACCAAAATGATTATGATCTCGTCGAAGTCAAACCGCGCATTAAGCGCACCTATTGGGTAAATTTGTATCCAAATAAAGATTATATAAATGCCCATAGTAGCAGAGCAGGAGCGGATGGTGCGGCATCATCCGAACGCATCGCTTGCGTGAAACGTGAAATCGACTGCGAAGAAGGAGAGGGATTAAATGACACAGCTTAGTTCTGTACTAATAATTGGTGCAATTATGTTTCAGATAATTACACTTTTCTTGATAGCAATAACGATATGGACTTTGTTAAACATGAAATCGACTGCGAAGAAGGAGAAAGATTAAATGACACATAGCGACTTTGAATTTTGGGGGGTTGACGTCCCAATGGGAATTATATTGTTCAC